CCATTAAGGGATGAGAAAGTAAAGGAAGGAGTAATTGATTCTCCCCATTTTTTATAAATCGACCTTGCTTGTGTTCTCATTAGTCGCTTGTCGGTAATAGACAAAGTGCTACTAGCAGATTGGTGAGACCATCCATTGTCACTATCCTTCGCTCCTTGTATCTGTGATGGAGAATTAACCCCAAACATTAAACAATCGGCATAAGCTAGTTCTTTAACCATTGGACTCATCGTGGTTACGTCTGTTTTGATAGCAATACTTCTGTCTATTCTGATTTTCATCAGGGCAGCATCGGAGATTTCAAATCCGACACTAGCCCTTAGATACGACTCAATCGTAACGATGAAAACAGCAGAAATTGAGACGTCTGTGTCTGGTGCTGTAAAAACATAAGGGTTATCAAGGATGACTTCTCCGTCAAGAAGGAAGCACGAGAAGGAAGATGGTGTTGCTGTTAACGTCACCTGATCTCCCATACTGTGTGTACCTCCACCAGTAACTACTCCATCACCCGTTGTTGTAACCGTTACGTTCATACTTTATAGTGTTAAGCAGCAGTTGCGATGTCCAGGGTGATGATATAGTTCGGGTTGTTGAGAACCGGAATACCAGTAAATTCAGCAATAAACTCCATTACTTTATGCTTGGCAGATACAGTCTGAAGAATAGTAATCCTACCATCTTCATAAGTATAAATAGGCTCAGAAGGATTGTTGAATGCGACCGGAAGTGCGCTCTCGACAGAACCAATGATACCAGCAGGACGCATAACAACAGTGTTGTCGGCAAAAGCCTTCATAGTGGTGTTTACCATTTTTCTGGTCAGGACATCAAATGTCTCGACGGATACAATCTCGTCCACAACCTCGATAGGAGGAAGGCCAAGACCTTCAAGGTACATCCTGATTTGGGTATCCGTGATGGCGTAGGTAGCCAAGTTTGCAGCAGCGATTCCACCACCGGTAACCTGAATAGCGGCATTAGCCCTTACTGTCGGGTGCAATCTTAAAGTATTCCACGTGGTCTTGTTCATGCGAAGAACACCATAAGGAATAAAATTAGCATCCGCATAAGTAATCAATGCGTGCAGGTCAGCTACAACATCAGCAGAAGAATCAGACCAAACCTTCACTACTTTCTTTTTATTGAGAGCAGGGATGTTGAAGTCAAAATCCAAACCATGAATACCGTCAGGGTTGTTTGAGGAGTTGGTGATGAAGTGACCAGTAGATTCAATCTGGAAGGCCATATAATTCAACTGGTTGTGCATACCTTGAAGCAACTTCGCGGTATCAACAGTGATTATACGGAACAGGTCTTCCCAGCGAGGGACTACGCCGGAGTAGTTGGTAACAAGTTGTGCCTGTTGTACGAAACTTTCTTCGTTGAACTGGATGGCGTGACCCATGCGGGGCATCTTGCCAGTTGACAAAGAGAAGCTGGAGGGTGCGCGTAATGGCTTATCAGCGTCATACTCGATCACGGTTGCTTTTGGGGCAACAAGGGAAGTTCCCTGTAATTGAGTATAAGTAAAACCTACCTTTGGAATACCCCAATCAAATGCGGATTTCCATGCGATGTTGTCGTAGCGGGTAGCAAATGCAGAATCAATGAATGTCTGCATTGAATCGAAACCGTACTGGGCTAATGCTCCATTAACCAAGTCATAATAGCTCTTAAAATTGTTGTTCATGGCTTTGGTTAAATTACGTTATCGAAATAAATGTCTGTATTCAATCTGATATTTGCTTTCACAATAGCAGGCAAGAAAGGGATGCGTTTTTCAAAAACATATCCTTCATACACAGGAGATGCTGTTGCAATCGTGTCGCCTTCACCAATCAAAATCTGACTGTATGTCAGGTGGGTTGGTTGGCAATAAAGAGATTTAGATGATCCTGCTGTTGTAGATGAGGAGAGTGCAAGATACGCACCAACCGTCACTGCATCAATATTGGCGGTTACAACAGTGAATGTAGATTCACCAGCTACTGTATTGGTAAGGGTAGTTACCTCGATAGCCTTACCAGTCCCTGCGACAGTGGCAGGCATTATCATGACCATCATACCAGCTTTAAGCTCATAAAGACCATCGGCACGATAGACTGTGATTTGGGTGTTAGTGCCACCAGTTACTTCTGTGGCTTTTACCTTCCATATAGGAAGTATTTTGACTCCATTTGCAGCCTCTAAGGAGCATGGAGATCCGACAGGGTAGTTCTCACCTTCGACGAGCGTATTGAGCAGTTTGCCTACCCCTACTACACGCTTAGGTACACCCCTCCAAACAGGAACACCGGACTCAAATGTCTCGGTTCGTCTTCCAAAAGTGTTACTCATGTTTTGAATTTTAATTAAAATTACTAATTACGGTTTTCGGCTTACTGCACTCGTCCAGTTATTACGCTGGCTTCGGCTTTACTCCTAAATACTTGTCTGCCATTTCCACACCTTTCTTTTGTGCTGCCTCCACGGTTGCCTTGTCGCCAAGGGCAGGAATAATCGGAACTGCGCCATCTTTAGAGATGGATGATTGCAATTCGTTGTATTCGGCAACGGCCAGTCCTGATAGCTGTTCGGGTGTCATATCATCCGAGAAGGCTGTCAGTTTAACTGCCTTCTGCAAAAGAACGTCATTCGTAGCCCCTTGCTTTTTGGCAAGTTCGATGGCTTTTGATACGATCTCTTGCTTGGTTGCAGTTTTGCGTTGCTCTGCATCTTTGCTTTCCAGTCCTGTGATCTTCTCCATTAATGTTTTCAATAGGGCAGCAGTTTCACTGTCTGCCGATGGAGGAGTCGGGGGAGCTGGTGGTGCGGGTGGTTCTGGTGTTTTTTTTGACCTTGAATCTACCTCCGACTGAATCAATGCCAAAGCTGGCTTATACAGCTCAACTGCTTCATTGATTGCGTCTTGTAGTTTCTCTGGTTCGATAGTACCTACTGCGGAGAGCCGGGATTCAATTGCAGTTACTATTTTTTCGATGTTTTCTGCTTTCAAACCGTATTGGAAGTACGACGTTTTGACCGCTGCCTGAATTGCTGATTTCATTTAATATCTATTGGTTATTAATAAAAATGATTAATAGATACAATTATAATCAAACTTTCTTTATATATTTGATGCGGATTAAAAAATTGACGATTGTGTACGAAGCATAACGCCCATATATGACTACAAAAAATTATTTCCAATATGTTTTAGGCGCACTGATTGTCGTCGGGTTCTTTACGCTTCTGATAACCCTTGTTTATAGGGAAGTGCCCTCAAAAAATAACGATCTTTTAAACCTAATTGTAGGGGCACTCATCGGATCGTTCTCAACCATAGTGAATTACGTATTTGGAAGCAGTGCTTCTTCTGCAAAAAAAGATGAGACCATTTCAAATATTGCTTCAAATAAACCACAGTAAATGCAAGAATACGTCACATCTCCTTCTGGTCAGCAATATTATACGTATGAGTATGCGGAGTCTTTACGTGAAAAGAATCTTGCGTTAGAGGCGGGAGCAACAATGTACAATATACTGCCTCAGGCTGGATTCCAAGAATCGTGTCTACTATCAGAGGCAGATATTATGGTCATAGGAGGTAAGAGAGGCGGCGGGAAAAGTAGGATTATGAATATGCTGCCTCTTTACAACACGCATATAGTTGGCTTTAACGCAAATGGATTCAGAAAAGAAGAGGAGGACTGTAGGGATGGATTGTTTAAGGATGCCACTGATCTTTTTCGAGGATTCGGAAGTATAACAGACTTAACTATTCGATTCAATGATGGCGACTCTTATATAGATTACGGGCATTTGCAAAATGAACGAGAGATCGACCGTCGATTCAGAGGAAGGCAAATGCCATGTATCATGATTGACGAATTAAGTCAGTTAAAGGAAGAAACTTTTTTCACCCTACTTGGATCAAATCGTAACACCCTTGGAATAAAGAATAAATTTGTCGCATCCACAAACCCAGTAGGCAGTAAGCATTGGCTGTATAATCTGATTAGCTGGTACATAGACCCTATTACAAAGAAGGCCATTCCAGAACGCTCAGGAGTTCTTCGTTATTTTTACCGCCACGGAAAGAAATTAGAAGATATAATCTGGGGATCGACTAGAGAAGAAGTCTACCTAAAAGCATCTGGTTACATTGACGCAATCTACGACAAAGCCCTTGAAGGCCAAATTGACAAGCTAAACTTGATCGTGTCCTTTACTTTTATCGAAGGACATCTTTCCGAAAACAAAATCCTTAACAAGAAAGACGACAACTACCTTGGCCGCCTCGCAACCCAAGGAGCAGAGGAGGCATATCGTGCAATTAATGGAATATGGGAGAATGAGGAATCCTCGTATGGTCTAACTTCCTACGAGGACTTCGAGAATATGTTCAACAATAACAGACAAAGCAAGATTGGGTTCAGGTGTGCTACTGCTGACGTTGCGCTCAGTGGTGACTACTTCGAGATGTTTGCTTTTGAGGATAACCACGTAATTGATTGGGAAGCATTTACTGGAGTCTTATCAGATCAAGCTGTTGCGTTAGCACGAAAGTTCCTAGAAAAAAATAACATAAGAGAAGAATATTTCGCATACGACAGTAACGGATTGGGATTATATTTGGAGGGTTATTTCAAAAGGGCAAAGAAATTCAATAATAAAGAACAAGCATCAAATACAAAACTTTGGAATAACCAGAAATCTGAATGTGCGGAGAAGTTCGTCAAGTCAGTCAAGGATGGCGATTACAGTTTTGAGCCAAGTGTTCTGCAAAAATCAGTTGGCGGAATCACGCTTCGGGATCGGCTCCAATTGCAGCGTCCCGCCTTGCGTAGAAAAGAGGTTGAAAATGGCAGGTTTGAGATTATCAGCAAGCCTGCAATGAAAGCCGAAGTAGGACATTCGCCCGATACTGTGGAGGCACTGTTTATGCAAAAGGTTTTTAATAGCAAGAAGAGAGGATTTTCAAACGCAGGATTACTTTAATATATCACTAATACCAATACAATGGCAATAGAAAAAACTGTAGATCAGATTCTACTCAAAACCCCATTCAAGAGGGTATCTCCAAACGTATCATGGCATCCACCGACAACATACGGAGAATCGGCTCCAGTGATGATGTCTAGGCAAGTATTTATTCAAGTGGATCAATCACAATTCTTGGCCGAGTATGACCCATCTGGACACAAGATTAATGATCCATTCTATTATGCTGATAGGATTAAAATAGACCAAAATGATCAGAAATATATCCACTTCGTAGAAAGGGTATCTCTGCCACTACAAGCAACAATCGTCACTAAGCAAATGACGCATCTTTCTGGTAATTGCATCCAATTCGTTGATTCAAGTCCATCTCCTAGTGAGGAGCAAAAATCAACACTTGTAGAATTTAAACAAGGATGGCTAAACAAGAATATGGAAGTTGCGATGCATGAATCCTTTGAAATGGAGAAGATCACTGGCGACTCCGCCTTCTGTGGATACATTCAAGATGGTGTTTTTGGTTGGCGCACATTTGGTTATAGAAATGGAGAAATCCTATATCCACATTACGACAATGTAACTGGGAAACTAAACCTATTCGCAAGAAGGTATATGCAAAGTGGCGTTGAGTACGTGGACGTGTGGGATAACAAAAATCTCACCACCTATACCAAAGATAAGTCATGGATGGGCAAAGCAAAGAAATTAATTGGAGGATTGGATTGGATTCAAAAGGAACAGAAAGCTCATGGATTCTCTTTTATACCAATATCATATAAGAGAGATGAAATGGGGGCTTGCTGGTCGCTATCTCAAGATTGTATTGATAAGTTTGAGTTGGCTATTTCTCAACTTTGTGAAAACAACAAGGCTTATGCTTTTAGAATTATGTTTATCAAAGGGGACGGAGAGATAATTAAGGATGGAGATGGAATGCCGTCAGTGATCCAAGGGGACGCGGAAAGCGATGCTAAGTTCTTAGAGAAGGCAGATGTATCAACATCATTCGAGCTTCAACTCAAGACGCTTGAAAAGTATATACTAATGGGTAGTTTTACAGTTTTGCCTCCAGAGGTTAGGGGTGGAGATTTACCAGGGGTTACAATCAAGTTGCTTTATTCCCCAGCTGTCGAAAAGGCCATGCAAGATGCGATGCATTGGAACTCATTTGTAGATAATGTTGTTTCTATTTTTAAATTTGGATTCGGAGTAGAAACACAAAGATCTGCCCAATTAGAAGCACTACCAGTTCGCGGAGAGATAATTCCATATGTGCATCAAAATGACAACGAGATAGCTACTATCTTAAATCAATCAGTTACAATGGGTACACTATCGGTAGAGACTGCTGCAACCAAACATCCATATGCACTTAATGATGAGTTTGCAAGAATGGAAGCGCAAGCACAAGCGGAGCAATCCATCCAAATTCAAAAAGACACATTAAACCAACATAATCAAGATAGAGGAAATGCAGGAATTTGATAAGAAAGAAGAGGAGTTGAAAGCTCGTTTTGTCCTAGAGCATATCCACCAAATATTTCTCGGAGAAGAAGTTCCGATAACTACAGCGTTCAACCAATATGCCATCGCAAAAGTTCAGCGATTCGGGAATAGGATAGATTACGTGGCGGTGAAATGGAACTTCACGCTATATGTC